TCAAGAGAGACCGTGAGAATGTTACGGAAATGGTTAGCTGTCAGATGAAGCACCAAAAGAGCAGACTTGATAAAGAGCCTAAAGAAGATTTGCCAGTTAAGGAGAAATGTGAATTGCCACCGGAGATTAAAGAGATCTACACAGAGGTTTGGAAAATACATAAAGAGTGTGCTAATCCGAAAACGGATGATGACTGGTCGTATCTTATCCGGCAGGGCAATTTGCTGATTAAAATACATAACAATAGCCAGTTTGCTAAAGCACTGGTAATGGCAATGATCGATGAAATTGAAGGAAGGACGAAGAAAAAATGCTTGGATTCATGATTTTAAAAATAATGACAACGTTGGTATTGACAGTTTTAGCAATATCTGCTTTATGGTATGCTCCAAAACAGAAAACAGCATCAGACGGAGTTATTTTATTTGCGTTCGCAATGTTCCTTGCATTTGGAATAACTTTCGCGTGGGTATAGCCTATGTGGTTACCGGAGATTATGCGAATTATCCCATATCACAATTTTGAATGGGTTAAATTCATAAAGCCATTGTTATTGCCGAATATCCGGTGTTGTGTTGGCATTGGATATGTGGCAGAGAAATCAAGGCATCAAGAGTGTATGTAGCCTGTGTGTGGGAAACGAAAAATGGAATAATGCGTTTGACAACACAAATTTTTTCAAAGTACCGTACACAGGCGTGACAATTTTTTTTAGATAAAGATAGGGTGTTTCACAAAAATAATCCGGGAGCAGATGGTCTCTCTCCCGGAGTTTAGGGCTATCGCCAAGCGGTAAGGCACAGCACTTTGACTGCTGCATTCCCAGGTCCGAATCCTGGTAGTCCTGTTTCGCAGATGTTTTCTTCTTTTGGTCTTTGCCATCTGCGAATATTCCATCTACATGGAAGACTCCTTTCACCTCATAGCGGAATGCTGTTAAGAGCCGTCGCAAGGCTCGTGAGGGTTTAACCGGTTTATGATATCCCGGTTTTTGCGGAATACCGTTGTAGGTTTTAATCCGTGGGTTGTCAGTAAAGACATTAAAATCCCGCACAGCCATTGCGGACATAAAATTGGCGTAGACGGTTGGGTCGCTCCCAACTAGCAGGTAACTGGCGGATGCCCTGCGAAAATAAAAATAGCCATAAGTGTTGCGCTGTGTCAGTGCCTTAAATGTAGGCATACAGCTTATGGAAACGCACATTGGGATGTAGCGCAAATGGAAAGAGCAGTGTCCTTCTAAGGCATAGGCTGTGGGTTCGAGCCCCATCATCCCAACTTTATCTTTATCTCCACTTAGTCTGGCACTACTGCAATAGTTCAGGTCGATGGGAGATGTATGGATAGTAGTTGCTCATTATCGGTCAACGAAAAACACTTCTGCGAGTAGAATTTGCAGATTCAAAAGTAGTCGTACCTTGTTTGCGTCGGGTGGGTTCAACTCCCACGGCAACTATTCCCTAGCTAAAACGTAAGCCACATATGTTTAGCGAAAACCAAGCCTATGAATTAGAGAACAGACAAGACTGTGAGATTGTGGATAGTCAGTGACAAGTAGGCGGTGCACATTTGGTTATGGCAAGCGCAAGCCATAAAAGGTTTTTACGGTGCAATTTCCATGCATAGCTCCAGTGGAAGAGCGGCATCCGCATAGGATGTGTGTCGGCGGTTCGATTCCGTCTGCATGGGTTACGGAGGAATTTTGCATGAATGGATTTCACCTTATTCTTCAAGATTGTTGTCAGTATTGTAAAGATTTTGAACCGAAACTGATACAAATGAATATAACAACAGTATCTGACAAAAGCGAAAAATACTTAAACAACATTACTTGCGAAAATCTTGATAAATGTGAACGGTTAATGGAGAGGTTAAAAAATAAGCATGTGTAAATTTTGTGAAAACTGGCATGACGAAAATACAATCTGCGGAGCAGACATAAAAATTAATAAATGTGCGAATGAAACAAATTTGACATGTGCACAGATTATGAAGAATAACTGCGATAAAGTGCCAGGTATCGTGATTTATAAAGGATGCAAGGCGGCAGGCTACTTTGATATTGTATTTTGCCCCATGTGTGGCAGAAAGTTGGTGGAGTAATGACGTGCTATGATTGTGCCTATCTTAAAATTGAAAGAAATGAAAATATTGGAACGTTAGATGTTTGCAAATATCCAGAAAAATATATTCCACCAACCGGATATGCAGATAGCGAGCATGAGTGCGAATTTTTCAAAAAGAAATCTGGAGTTTCTAAATGGGATTCATATTCCGAGTATGAAAAAGAAAAATACCATGAGTATTTCCGAGAAAACTATGCTCAAAACCCTTATGGCGATTTAACATACGAACAGGCTTGGTTACTGTTTGTTGAATATTTAAAAACTACTGATTCAAATACATGAAAACAACCTTAGATTATAAGAAAGTTGGTGGAAGAATGAAGCCATTAGAAGAAATATTTTTCAGAGCTTGCGTGAATGAGCAGAAAAGAAAATTACATTCTAGCGATCGGGAATTGAGCATAAGAACTATTGGAAATATTTTTGAAAGATTAGGATTCTCGTACAAGCAGTTAATGTGTTATGTCAGCAAGTGGTCTGACAAGGGATTTTATAATTATGGAGTGACGCTTGACTTAGGCTGGTTTGAATTTGATAAGCTGACCGGAGAATATAAGCAGATTTATGATTCTATGACAAGTACGGACGGATGGAAAGATGGAGAACTTGCAAGTTATATTATCAGTAATTCGTTTAATCGGGAACGGATAACAAATTTTGCATTGAAAAAGCATCTTGGAATTGGAAAAGATGAGGACTTCTTCAATCCATACAAAGAGGTGTAACTAATGAAACATATCAAAGAATGGAACACTTGCGATAGGTGTGGATTAGAAATAAAGAATACACTTATCAGAAAAGGAAAAGCGAAAATTAAGTCAAAAATCCAAAAAGGTTACCATATTGATAGTTTGCTTGACAATTTTGGAATTATTTTGTACACAGAAGAAGCAGAAATTGACTTATGCCCTAAGTGCCGGAAAGAGTTTGAGGAGTGGATGAAGAATGAAAGACACAATATTGTACATCAGTGATAGAGAAAAAAGAGTCGCAAGCTTTTTGAAAAATCTTTGCCTAAATTGCTGGAATGCAAAAAAAGAATATCTTTTGGATTTGAGACATGACATTTTGATAACAGATAAGGTTGATGTTGTTGGAAAATCATTTTATGGAAGTCATTTGGGGTGTGGATATGGGCATTGTTTATATTACTGCATCGATGAAACAATTGATAAAAACAGAATGACGGATAAAGATAATCAACAACTAACAGAAATACTTGCTCATGTTAGAGAAGGAGCAAAAGAAGTATCCGAACAGGAAATATTATATATGCTTGATATGAAAGTAGGTGGATGAAAAATGAGCATGACAGCAGTAATTGATAGCATAGAGCGTGATGCGTGGCGGCAGGTCACACCTAAAAACATCGGGAATATTGAAAATGTAAAAATTGAATGTACAACACTGGGAGAAGACCCGATTGTCGTGGCATATACAAAGGAAGACGAGGAAGCTTTGAAAAAATGTTTTTATGTAAAACTGTCCGAACATCGTTGTAGCAAATGCAAACGTCTTTTAGGAAAATTCAACGGACAGGCTGAGATTAAATGCCCGAAATGTGGGGAAATCAATAGAATCGGTGTAAATTTACCAAAGGATAAGGTTTTTGATTTTTTAGAAACAGAAAAGCGAATTTCACAGGAAAGGATAAACGAATACGCAGAATGTTTTGATGGTGTTCCTGTTAATGACCATACAAGAAAGGAACTACTAAAAAGTCATATAAGATTTTGTGACAGAATATTAAAACTTTTGAATTAAATATTTCAGAGCACCAGCCGTAGAGTGCCTACGCAGAGAGCCAAATTTCCAAAATTTTAGGAAAGGAGGCTCTTTTATATTGGCAAGTCAGAGCCTTATATCGGCAGTAAACAGCTATGACAATTACATACAGCGCAAGGGAATTGATGAACAGGTCATTGATGCGTACATAGAAGCCTGCAGAGTGGCTATAAACGGTGAAAAGGATATAACTTATGGCTTACAGATAACAAACCGTTCTAAAGTCATTGTAGAGCGTTTCTGCATGGAAAGAACCGGAGGAACCATATGGGATTTGGAAAAGTATTCCTTCGCAAACAAGACGCACTATTCTCTGACAGATAAATTGTACGATGTTCTCCTACTGGAAGCACAAAATAAGGTTGTGGACAGTGCCTACCGATACTTGGAAAAGAAAAGAGAACCTAGAGAGCGGTTCTATATGCCACGTAGAAAGCAATTTCTTAAAATTGGTCTCATGGATGCCATTCAAGGCATGATTGATGATAAATACGACATTCTATGCGTGTCTCTTATCCCAGGTGCTGGAAAAACCACGGTCGAGAAAATGCTGAATGCGTTGGTAGCAGGATGGTTTCCGAGAGATTTCAACCTTTTTTACTCCCACAGTGGAGATATTACACGTATGTACTATGACGGTGTGTACGATATTTGTACAAATTCTGACGAGTACACTTGGAATGAAATTTTTCCAAACCTTTCCGTAACTAGCACAAATGCAAAAATGGAACAGTTTAACATTGGCAAATATAAACCATTTCCATCCGTTCAGTGCACATCCGTAGGAAGCAAAAATGCTGGTAAAGTACGTGCATCAAAGTTTTTGTTCGTAGATGACATGATCGGTGGCATCGAAGAAGCTATGAATCCTATAATTTTGGATAAACTGTGGGACAAGTATGCGGTAGATGCAAGGCAAAGAAAGACACAAGATACTGATGGAAAGAATTGCAAAGAGATCCATATTGCTACCAGGTGGAGCGTAAACGATGTAATCGGTCGGATCCAAAATATGTATGAAGGGAATCCGAGAGTAAAAGTAATTGCAGTTCCGGATATTGACCCAAAAACAGGATTAAGCAATTTTGACTACGAATTTTCCGGATTTACGGTTGCTTTTTTTGAAGATCAACAATTACTCATGGATGAAATCTCTTATAGGTGTCTTTACAAGCAAGAGCCTATTGAACGTGAGGGATTGTTATTTCCGGAAGAAAAAATCAGACGTTATCTTAATCTGCCACATGGGGAACCGGAAATTATTACCGGGCAATGCGATACCAAGGGAAAAGGAACCGACTTTTTTGTTCTTCCGGTATTGCAAAAGTATGGAGAAGATTATTACTGCGTGGATGCTGTTTGTGACAATACTGCGGATTATGAGATGCAGTATGAAAATGCGGCAAATGTACTTGTTAATAATAAAGTGCAAGAGTGCGAATTTGAGCGTAATGCCGGCGGTGACCGTGTGGCGATGGAAGTAAATAAGCGTGTAGAGAGTAAAGGATGGATATGCAACATCACAGACACACCGACAGAGACAAACAAAGAAGCAAGAATTTTCCAGTGCTCTAACTGGATTTTACAACACGTAATATTCAAAGATCCATCATTGTATAAGCCTAACGAACCATACGGTGTAATGATGTCGTTACTGAAAAGGTATTCTGTTTCAGGAAAAAAACAGTTAGATGATGTGCCTGATGTATTTTCAAACTTTGCATTGCGAATTACAAACGGAAACAGGGTAGCAAAAGTAGAAGCAATTCAAAACCCATTCTCTTTCGGACGGAGGTATTGATATGACAACCAAAGAATATTTAGGGCAGATAAGCCGCCTTAATCGGATGATAAATAATAAACTCACGGAAATCGCACAACTCAAAGATATGGCGGTAAGCATATCTGCTACGCAAAGCGGTGAAAGGGTACAGACTACACCGAATTTTGACAAAATAGGAACAAAATATGCCAAAATTGATGAAATGGAACGGAAAATAGATGGCATGGTGGACGAACTTGTCGATAAAAAAGAGAAAATCATACAGCAGATAGACAGCATGGAAGATGAAAACACATACAATATTCTGTTCGCAAGGTACATAGAAAAGAAAACTTTTGAAGTGATCGCAACAGAAATGAAATATTCATGGAGACAGGTTGTCAGACTTCACGGAACTGCATTGAAACAGTTTGAAAAGAAATACGGAGAAGGATATTTGAATGAATGATGTCATTGAATGTCATATATAAAAAATGGTAATGTTAAACTGACAAAAATATTTAAGATGCTTTCTAATCCTCCTAAAAGGCAAACAGCCGGGAATACCGTCTACGTTATGTGGGCGGTATTTTTGTGCGCAGAAAAGAGGTATTTATGATTTTTAATCAAAAAATTAGAGTGTACTGTCCGGGATGCGGAAGGTTGGTCGGTGAATGCAGTTCAAAATCACACATCGACAAGACATATAAGTGCCGGAATTGCGATAAGATGGTTGTTTACCATACGGAGACCGGAGAACGTGAGATCAAGAAACTTCCAAAAAGAGACCAGAGCAGCGGAATTACATTTATGTAGGTGGAAATATGAACACTATGAAATTTCAAGACCTTGTAAAGGGTTGTCACGGTAGAAAAATTGCATATACGGATGTGGAGCAGATAACCGAAGACAACATTGTAAAGGTTATCGGTGATTGCATCGGTGTTTTTTATTACAATAAGCCAGTTATCAAGTACTTGTGGGAGTACTACAAAGGAGATCAACCGGTACTATACAGAACAAAGCTGTCAAATGAGGATATCACCAATCGAGTAGTAGAGAACCATTCTTTTGAATGGGTGCAATTCAAGGTCGCTCAGACTTACGGAGAGCCTATTCAGTTTGTCAGCAGAAAAGATGATGAAGCTGTAAATAAGGCAGTAGATGAACTGAATGATTACTTAGCAGATGCAAATAAGCACGAGAAAGACATAAAAGCTGGTGAGTGGCAGTCGGCAACCGGAACATCATTCAAAGCTATTCAGATTGTGAATGGAGATGTGCCTATACGTGTGGTTGCACCTAATCCTCTGAACACGTTTGTTATTTATAACCGTAGTTCCGAAGAACCAATTTTGGCGGTACAGGAATTAAAAGATGAAAATGGAGAGTGGTACAAACTTTGCTACACAGAATCCTATGAATGTAAGATAAAAAACAGTGCGGTTGTTCCTGATACATGGAAACTTCATGGATTTGGTGGTATTCCGATTGTAGAATTTCCGAACAACCATGAGCGGTTGTCTGATATTGAACTTGTTATAGATCTGTTGGATGCAATCAATAATACGCAGTCAAACAGAATGGACGGCATAGAGCAGTTTATCCAGGCATGGTACAAATTTGTAAACTGTGAGATTGACGAAGAAGAGTTCAAAAAAATGAAGATGAACCATGCGTTGGTTGTAAAGTCCATCAATAAAGACAATAAGTCTGATGTGGATGTCATGTCTCAGGAACTTGACCAAACGCAGACACAGGTTTCCAAGGATGATTTAACAGACAGCGCACTTTCAATTTTGGGAATACCGAACAAGCAAGGAAACACTGGCGGTGATACGCAGGGTGCGGTTGAGCTGAGAAACGGATGGGATTTTTCAAAATCAAGAGCAAGGCTTAAGGATCCGGTTGTTAAGACAGCAGAGAAGAGACTGGCCAAGGTTGCGCTGAATGTTATCCGCATTAAGAAAGAGGATCTGAAAATCACTCTTAGAGATTTTGATGTGCAGATTAACCACAGTCCACAAGATAATATGTATACCAAGTCGCAGACATTACTGCAACTTCTGCAGTGTGGTATTCATCCGCTTATTGCAATCAAAACAGTTGGACTTTGGGGAGATTGTGAAAAGACTTTCAACCTTTCCAAACCTTACCTTGATGCTCTGTGGAAAACTGCTGACATTATCAACATGGAAGAGCAGATGGCAAAAGCACAGGAAATTGTAAAACAAATGCAAAATAAGACAGTTGCCTAGAAATAGGTAGCTGTTTTTATTTTATAAAAATTCGCAAAGCCGTGAGCGTACAAATCGGCAATGTCACTCGGTGTCGTTGCACCGTAAAAAAACGTAGGACATAACGGAGGTAATTTATGAAGAGAGAAGATTTAGCGGCAATGGGATTAACTGATGAACAGATTGAAAAGGTTATTGCCGAAAACGGCAAAGATGTTCAGACAGCAAATGCCAAGGCAACCAAAAACAATGCTGAACTGGAACGGTTACAGGGCATTGAAAAAGAGTTTAATGCCATGAAAGACCAAAATCTTTCCGAACAGGAAAAGGCAGCGAAGCAGTTAGAGGAAGCAAATAATCGTATCGCAGAGTTGGAAAAAGCACAGACTTTAGCAACTCAGCGTACAAGTGCGGCTGACAAATTCAAAATCACATCAGAACAGGCGGCACAGGTTGTAAAGGATGACGGCAGTTTTGATTTTGATGTTCTCGGAAAAATTATCTCTGATAAAGAGACTGCTGCGGCACAAGCCAAGGAGCAGGAGATTGCAAACGGATCTACTAATCCTGGAGGTGGAATTGCTGGCGGTGGAAAAGATGACAAAAAAACAGAAGCCGAAAAAGCGGCTGAAAAGATTGGCAAGACTTTAGCTGGAACAAACAAAGAAGCCGAAGCTGTAGTTAGCCAGTACTTATAAGGAGGTACACAAAATGAAATTCTCTGAAACAAGTGTAACTACCCAGTTAGAAATTCTTAAGAGAAAGCTGGGCGGTGAATTATTTGTTCCTATTAAACTGGATGCAAGTGCTTTCACTAATGGTGTGTGCAAGGCTGGTAATCCTATTAGTGCGACAGGAAAGAAAGTAAATGGCGGAAGCACCGATGATGCAGCAGTAGGTATTTTGCTTAACGATGTTTACGATAGCAACCCCAACGGAACTATCATTAAGGCTTTTGCCTGTGTAAATGAAGCAAATGCTAACGCAAATGCAGGTATTACCATTGCCGATGGTGTAAAGACAGGATTATCACTGATTGTATTTGAATAACTGAAACCGACTACAGACAGATGTAGCCGCTGACCGCTGAAAGATAGCGGTAGAAAGTGAGGAAATAATGAACATTAGAGATGCCTACAATGCGAAAGCAATCGCACTTGTGCATACAGAAGTTGCAAGTAATAAAATTGCATATCTTGGTTCCGGCTTATTCCCCGCCAAGAAGAAAATGGGACTGGATTTGAAGTGGATTAAGACTTCTAATGGACTTCCTGTTACCCTGAAAGCATCTAATTTTGATGCAGTTTCCACTATCAGAAGCCGTGAAGGATTCAAGATGCAAGAGACAGAAATGGCATTCTTCCGTGAATCTATGATTATCAAAGAACAGGACGAACAGGAAATCATGCGTATTAAGGACAGCACAGACCCTTACGCAGCAGAAGTATTAAGCAGAATTTTTGATGATGCAAATACTCTTGTGGAAGGTGCTGATGTAGTTCCTGAACGTATGATTATGCAGCTGCTTGCACCCAGTGACGGATCTCCTAAGATTTCCATTCAGGCTGACGGTGTAACCTACGCTTATAACTATGACCCTAACGGAACCTACAAAGCCAACAACTTTGCAGAACTTACAACTACGACCGATAAGTGGTCTGATACCGAGAACTCTGATCCTATGGATGATGTTTCCGTAGCCATTGATGCCGTAGAAGAAGCTACTGGCGAGAGACCTTCCATCATGATTGTCTCTAAGAAGACCATGAACTACTTAAAACAGAACAAAAAGATCAAGAGTGCTGTTCTTGCACAGAATACAACCGCAAATGTATTTATGACCGATGCGAGAGTAAAGGAACTTTTCTCTACCGAACTTGGCATTAGCATCATTGTATACACTAAGCAGTACAAGGATGAAAGCGGAACTGCTCATAAGTTTTATCCTGATGGATTTGCGACCCTTATTCCTAACGGTGCACTGGGTAGTACATGGTACGGCACTACTCCCGAAGAGCGTACACTCATGGGTAATCCTGCCACAGATGTAAGACTTGTGAATACTGGTGTTGCTGTTGCTGTCAGCGTAACAGAGGATCCCGTACAAACCAAGACTACAGTATCAGAAATCGTACTGCCTTCCTACGAGAGAATGGATAGCACCTATGTAATTAAGTGCTACTAATCGGAGGTATGCTGATGAAATTTGATTACAAAGTCAAATACAAAGGCAAATGGTATCTTCCGGGAGAAGAAATCCCGGAGGAAACCGTCACCGAAGTAAAAGAAGAAATCCCGGAGGAAACCGCATATACTAAGACGGAAATCAACCGTATGTCTACGGCAGACTTGCAGAAGTTAGCCGCAGAACACGGTGTCTCAGGTGCGGAAGAAATCAGCGGTGCGGAACTGAAAAAGATTCTGATTGAAAAGTTTGAACTTTAAGAGGTAGCACATGGCAGAATATACGACTTTGGAGCAAGTAAAAATCCGTCTGAAACAATTTCATATTGATTCTGAAAGTTCCGAGGTCGTGTTTGACCATTTGGAAGAAAATCCTCTTTTGGAACAACTTATCAGTCAAGCAGAAGCCGACATCAGAGCAAAGAGAATATACCCGAAAAGCTACACGGAAGAGAAGATTGCTGCGGATATGAAAAAATTTCAGTCCGTTGTGGTTAATCTTGTCGTGTATGACAGATCGCAAGCCGGTGAAAACTTCATGGCAAGCTATTCAGAGAATGGAGTGTCGAGAAAATGGAGAGACCGTGAGGATCTGTTTGTTGGCGTATTTCCATTTGCAAATGTATTGTAATTAAAAGAAGATTGTGCGTGACCATGTTACTGATTCCAGTAATAAGGTTGCAGGCGGCACACTTTAAGGGTGGTGGGCGGTGTGCCAACAAACAAGGAAGGCGGTATATGATGTGACTATAGAGTTATCTACAGCAATCATTATAAGCGTGTTATCACTCGGTTTTTCCGTCTACATTGGTCTGAAAAATAGCAAAAGAACAGACACAAAGGATATTGAGGAACGTGTGAAAGAAAACACACGCATCAACATGAAACTGGACACCATCCTTGATACTATCAATGAAATGAAAAGCGAGCGTTCAGAGATGAAGAAAGAGCTTGCAGAGCATGAACAGAAGCTGACAAAGGTTGAAGCCAGTACGGCATCTGCGCATCATAGACTTGATGGAATTGAGGAAAGACTTAACATTAAAGAGAACGGAGGTAAGGAATGATGGATTTTTCACAGGTAGGAACTTGTGTTGCAATCGTGGTTATCTGTTATCTTGCCGGTATTGGAGCGAAGCTGATTCCGGTTATTAAGGATAACTACATCCCGGTTGTTGTCGGCATTGTCGGTGGCATTCTCGGAGTAGTAGGAATGTATGTTATTCCGGATTTCCCGGCAAATGATGTACTGAATGCGATTGCGGTCGGAATTGTTTCCGGTTTGGCAAGCACTGGTGTAAATCAGATTTACAAGCAGGTGAAGAAAGATGCTTGACATTAACAAGCAGGACATGAAGTACTCACGGCAGGGAGAGAAAGTCACGATTTATGACCGGGGCGAAAACGGAGAAATAAAGTACATCGAGATGGACGGAGAAAGGATTCCAGTGGTTTTGAGAGAAACTACCGGATATTCTGAACCCGTCCTTTTTTCTGCCAACATCAGCAATAAGCTGTCGGAAGTACTGGTAAAAGAATTTGGTATTGATGATTCCAGTTCCTACTGTCAGATTGTGACCGACAAAGGCTATTTGCCGATTAAGGCAGGAGATGTTATCTGGAAGAAGTCAGAAGTAGGTCGTGACGATGACGGACTTGTGGACAACAAGACTGCGGACTATGTTGTCAAAGGCGTTGCAGATGAAGGGCTGACAGCAGATTTATTTTTACTGCAAAAGACGGTGAAGTGATATGGGAAAGACAATCAACATTAACCTGTTTGACCCAAAGTCCATACAAGCGGCTGTAAAGGCTCTTAGAGACTATGAAAATAACTTAGAGTATAAATGCAGGCTACTGGCTGAAACACTGGCAGAAAAGGGCGTAGAGATTGCTAGAGTGCAGATTGCTGACCTTGATGCTATATTTAATCAAGAACTTTTACGGAGCATTCATGCAGAGTATGTTGGTTCTGTAAAAGGTGGCGGTGTTTGGGCGGTTGTCGCAGGTACAGACCATGCGCTTTTTGTGGAGTTTGGCACAGGTCAGATGGGGGCAGAAAACCCTTATCCGTATGATTTGCCGGAAGGTGTTACATGGAAATACAACTCCGGTAAAACAATTCGTCAAGCATTACAAGACATTGAAGTGCATGGAAACACTTATGTGAAAGCCGGAGAATACTACTGGAGTTATATCGGAGATGATGGAAAACTTCATATAACAAAAGGTATGCCGTCAAGACCATTTATGTACCTGACTGCAATAGAACTTCGTGATATTGTATCACAAACAGCAAAGGTGGTGTTTGGTAGTGGATAATGAATATCAGTGGGTATCAGATTTCAAAGTCAAGATTGCATCGTACTTAAAAATGAAGATACCGCAGAGCCATCCTAAAGCTTATGTGACGGACAAAAGTAAGGATTTGTCAGACCCTACATTCCCTACGGTGTACTTTCATGCTATGCCGTTCACAGAGACAGGACAAGACCTTGAAGCACGTTCCGTTAATGGAATCACAGCATCATACCAGGTGGATGTGATAACCAACAAAAGTCAGGAAGAAGCCGAAGCTATCATGGCTACGGTTGCTGGACTTTTCAAACGTCTGCGATTTCAAATAACTTCCATGCCGGAGTTCAATAATACTTCGCAGGACACATACAGAAGCACCGCACGGTTTAGAAGAACAGTCGGTGCTGACGATACATTGTAACTATTAGAGCCATTCGGCTCTATTTTTTTATGCAAATTTAAGGAGGTATAAATTATGGCAGCAGCCGGAATTTCTACTTTAGGCATTACTT